CATCTTTTTCTTCTGGGTAGTACCCAATGGTAAACCCACCATCTTCTGTCTCTTCTACTACTGCGTTATAGATTTTATCTGGTTCATCGAACTCAGCCATATAATCAGTAATAGCCTTATCAACTGTTTGTTCTGCTTTAAGGTTTATGTATCTATTTTCTAAACCAACCAACATACCAAGTATTAGAAAGTTAATAGGTGGGAAAGGAGTCTTTAAACTCTTATATAACTCTTTAAAGGTATTTAACTTTAGTTTATTATCCATACTAGTTAACGTAGGTAGTGGTAGTAATTAGAAGTGATATCTTTCATGGATATCCAGCTAATAGTTGTATTAGTGAGGGAGAGTCCACCCTTCTCTCCCCTAATAGTTGGTGCTTGGTCTAAACCCAGCGAGGGACTGACTTTCCACCAGCGTTACTTCTAGCTTCTTGTCTTTGATGTATATCTAGGTTTAATGCCATATGGTTAGCTGAAGCTTGGGGGTCATCAAGGAAACCTTGTATCATGTCATCCCACTCTTCTTGTTTCTTTAGGTCTATCTGATGTTGAGCGGAGATAGAGAGTGCATCTATGTAGTATTTAACTCCCTGCGCTAACGCATCTAACCTATCGTCATGTTTAACAGCGTATTTCTGTCTACACATCCTACTCATTTGGTAGAAGAGCATGTATAGCAGTCTTTCTTCTGGAGCTGCATCTCTGTTGGAGTTGTAGTCCCATTCGATGAGAGAGCGATTGACAACAAGCCTATGTTGATTAAGAACAGGCTCAAGGGTATCAATAATACGATCTTCTTTTCTGACATTAGCTCTTACTTCTTCTACTAATATTCGTTGTTTTGTTTGTTGTAGGTGTTTTTTAAACAATTCAGCAACTATACCGTCACCGAAGTTAGATTCAATAACTAGTGTATTTACGTTGTATTTCTTGCAACCTTTTAGTATGTCAAGCAAGGTACGATCTGAATACCCATCTCTGTAGGCACGCATCTCATGCACGTAGAGGAGCCCGTTTTTTTGGGATATATAACAAGCGGCGGTCTCGTCTGATCCCCTTCCTGAGGGGTCCACACTGCAAATGGTTTCTTGATATCCAGTCCAGTCTCCTTGCAATTGCATAGGTGAATAGAAGTAATCTCCGGGTAAGCCCACTGTTGGTAGGTCTTTGAGAACATTTCTTGGATCTGAACACCATACGATGTTGTCGGGTGCTTCAGTAGGATTAACGCTGGTAACAATAAGGTCAGCCATTTTGAGAGGAAACTTCTCAGCGTCGCTAAGAGAAGTGTCCAACATAAATTGCAACATGAAGTTGCTACGTCCCATAGACGCTTCTCTTTCAACAAGGTCATCTTCTGTAAATCTGTCATCTGTTGGTGTCCACGGAGTAGCACCGTTATCAATGTCTTCCTGTAGTTGTGGAGCTATTAGTCCTTCGTAAGGTGTGTTGTTTCTTGGGTATCTGGCAGTCCAAACAAACGGTCTGTAATTCCTGCTTGCCAACTTACGATAAATAGTAAAAGTAGTCTGAGGAGTCCCGAGATACATAATACGGCTATCGTCTTTTGGCGTAAGGATTGATTCTGCTTCGGTGCAGAGTTGAAGAAGCTTTTCACGCATCAACTCCGTCATGCTGTTTCCGGGGACTTCTATGTCGTCCAGAATCATTAAGTCTGCTCTGCTTCCCGTTAACTGACCAGTAATACCAACACTTTTGACTGATGGTGCCTGATGAGGTGAGCATAGAACGTCGAAGGAAATTCTTGACCATCTTGCGTCGTCGCTCTTTGGTTGTAGGTGACTTAGCCATGGTGTTTCTATAATTAGTTTTTGTAAAAATATAGACATGTTGTCAGCTCTCTCTTTGGAGGCTGAGACTATCATTATTTTCTTTTCTGGGTCATTGAAGAGTGTCCACAACACAAACGCTCCAGTAATCCAACTTTTTCCGACTCCTCGGAAGGCTTGGATCTGTAAACGTTTAGGTCCGTGTTGTAAGTACTCTGCAATGGCATATTGTGCCCTAGTTGGTGAAGGGAGATCAAGCTGGTCCCATAATGCTTGCAGAAACAGCTTGAAATCGCCCTGTAAGGACGTTAAAACGTCTTTCATGTACGAATGTGGATAAATTTAGTAAACGTTGTTCAGATCGTCTATACGAGCCTGTAGAGCAGTTGTCCAATCAACCTTTCTATTGAGAATATCTAGTTTGTCAAAATCAGTTAAAAATCTTTGAGCGTCAGTTTTTTCTATAAGACCTAAACCATATACATCAGATACATATCTATCAACCCACATGGTCCATGATGTATCTACACCAATTTCTTCAAGGACCCATTTAGGTAAATCTTCTTTGTTTTGTGTCTTATAGTTTTGAGCTTGTGTTTCTGGAAAACCATAATTACTTGCTGTAGCTGGTCCGCCTTTTGCTCTGGAAGAAGCATGTCCGGCAGAATAAAACTCAGTTTTCTCTGTCACACCTTCATACTCTTTTAGATCTTTATTCCATCGCTTGATTAACTCTAGCCTGTCTTTAACTTGTCTTTTATTAGTGTTCTTTAATTCAATGAACATATCGACTTCGTTGTAGTTCGGAATTGCTTCTTCTAAAAGAGGTCTTAGTTCAGTTAATCTTGCATGTACTTCGTCATAACCAGTAGTTCCCGGTTTTAAGTTCCATTTTCTATCAGCTTCTTGTGCAGCTTGTGTACCTTTATAACGTGCATCATCGTTAAATCCTATTTCCATAGGGTCTTCAACTTTACTGAAAGAACGCTTTGCTTTTACACGACTAGGAGTACCTTTCTTATTGACATTCCCTAATAAGACTCCTTTTTCCTGCATCCAAGGCTGATCGTGCCACCAAAGGTTACCTTTGTTTCTTGTAGTACCAGAATGATAGATAGTCTCTTGATAGAGTCTGACTTTCTCATCTGAATCAAGTACTAAAAAATTATTCTCGTCTTTATTCCATTGATGCTGTTTCAGTTTTTCGTTAATTACTTTGTATTCTTGTGAATCTCTATAATTAGGAATATCACGAATCTTTTTTAAACGCTTTGCAGCAGCATCCACTACGGCGTTGATGCCAACTTTTGCCATAAAAAAAAGCCCCTTGCGGGGCGGTTAGTGTTTATTTATCCGTACTTAGCTCTGTACGCTTCCATTTTCTTTTTTCTTTCCTTTCTATCTTTTATTTTTTTGATAGATTGGAACTCTGCATTTTTCTTTCTTAATCGAGCTAAACGAGTTTCAGTAAAACCAGCCTTTTTAAGACTCTTAGTAATTTTTGTATCTCCGCGATATCCTTTACTCTTACCTTCAATACCTTCGCCTTTTGTTCTTCTAAACTTATTGACTTTTAAAGTATTGTTATTTTTCTTTTGATTACCAATAGTTTTTCTTTTATCTTCGTTTTCAGCTTTTTCAGAAGTATTAACTTTTTTAATTTTTAGTTTCTCTAGACCCTTCTCGTTTTTCTTGATAGCGTCTTTAAGGTTGTTGTTTGACTCTTTCTTTTGTACTACTTTTTTCTTTTGTACTACTTTTTTCTTTTTAGGAGCTTCTTGTACAATTCCTGATCCTTGAGGTAATTTACCGCCAAAAGCTTTACTCCTCTGATCTTTTAAATCTTGTTTAGCTTCACTATCTGGTTTTAATGTTTTAAATTTAGTTCTACCGGGACCATCTTTTTTAACTGTTAATGGTTTATTTAAAGGATCAAAAGGCTTGTCAGGAGATGACTTAACAATATTCTTTCCTTTATTAGGTCCGCCCTGTCTTTTAATTAGAGCTTCAATAGTTCTTGGATCACCTTTAGGAAACTTTTTAACATTAGTATTGCTAGTTTCACCTTTTACTTTTTGCTGCTGACGTTTTGTGTCCTCTTCATATTTTCTGAGAGCTCTAAGATATCTAGAACGCCCGTTCCTATTACTAGGAAAGTCTTTTCTATTTGGTTTTTTCATTAGTTGATATGTTTTAGAATTGTTAGTTCTCGTATAGGTCGACATCCAAATGTCTCTCGACTCCATCGGAGCCAATGGC